TGGTCGGGGCAGTCGGCAGAGACGGGGCCCCCGAAGGTATCTGTGGCTGCGTAAGACCTGCGGGAGACTCTGGTGTTCCGAGGCCAGTGGGCTGTCCTGCTTGGTAGTGCTTGATGTTGGGAACGAAGTTCATGGTGCAACGGCAGTTCGGATGTGCCGGTGGGTGCTTGTACTTACCCGAGAACTCTTCGTCTAGTTTGACGGTAGTGCCGTGGAGTGGCCTGCAGATCGGGCAGACGTCGAACCTGTTGGTCTTCCATTGCTTGCGGGAGTTCTCTTTGCTGGCGAGCCCATCGGCGACAGTCTTGTCGAAGGCTGCTTGCTTTCCTGCGTTGTTGGCGAACGCCAGTTCCGTTCTGGCGATTGTCTTGGAGCGTTGCCTGCGGAGTTTGTCTGCGTAGGCCTGTGACTTCTTCTTGACCTCATCGAGGGCCTTCTGGCCCGTTATGCCTCTCTTGTCGAGGTCTAAGGCGATCTTGGTTGCCCTGTTGATGACGGCATTCTCACCGCGTGTCGTTAGTCCGTGAGCGTGTACCCCGTAGAACTTGGCGAGGGTCTGCGCCCCCGAGGACGACGGAGAGAAGACGGCTTGGTTGTTCAGAATCTTGTAGAGCGATTGCTGAAGCGAACCGGGTGTCGCCCCTACCGTGTAAGCCTTGGCGACTGCCTCCCGCAGGGTTGCGACGTTCTCCTTAGTGATGTTGGTGACGAGTCGTGCGGAGTAGGTCTGTGCGTATGCCCTTGCCGTGGGGCTCGTGCGATCGAAGCGGAATGCCGAGATGAGATACTCGGGGGTAACGTTTTCCTTACGCAGGAGCCCTGCCTCCCGATACAGGCGACGGAGTTCCGTCTTCAGCACTTCGGCCTCTTTGACCCCTGCGTCGTCGTAAGTCGTTAGGTAGCAATCCTCAAGGTCTGGGCGAATCTTGCGGTACGCCTCCTGCAGGGCCAGTGAGTACGGCTCGTAGTTGCCGGTGAGTGCTGCCGTTATGGTCTCTTCGGGGATGTTGTCTGTGGCTGTCGCCAGCAAGTCCGCCATGCGTCGTTCGGTGGCGGTAATGGGCGTAGGGCGTTTCCCGATTTGCGCCTTGCTGATCGGGTCACCGTAGGTGATGGGCGTGTGTGGTCTTCCGCATCCACAGCCAACTCTTACCGAGCCGGACATGGTTACACTTCTTCTGCTTGACCTGCAGGCAATCCTGCGAGACCTCGGAGATGGTTCTCAAGGGCCTCGTCTGGGAATACTGTCGCTCCTGCCTGTGCGAGGGCAGTGATGTATCTTCCGAGGGCATCGAGGTCGATGTTCTTCGGTGCGACAAAGTTCAGTCGGGGCGTAAGTTCTTCGTTGATTCCGTTCACTCGCATGAGTCGTGGGAGGGCGTGTGAGTTAAAGACTTCGGCGATTCCAGTCAGGTATGCCGTTAGGGACTTCATGAACAACTCGATCTTGGAGACGGAGAGGGCCTGCGTGCCGACCTTCTCGTGGCCCAGTAGCACGAAGTCCGCCAGCACCACCATGGCGATGCGCTGGTCGTATCGGGCGATGATGCCGTCCGTGTCGAACTGTCGTCGGCCTCCAGTAGAGAGCAGTTTGAGGTCGTAGGCAAGGTTCTTGGTCTCGGGGTCATACGCCAGAGGGAAGACGATGCCTTCCTGTTCGTCACGCTTGATGTTGCGGACGATCTTCTTGATTTCGTTGAGGGCTGCGGCTTCTTCTTGGGTGGCGGAGTTCGACAAGAGTTGGGGAGGCACTAGGGCTACTGGGATACCGGCGAGGTCTCGCTCGACTCCGATGGCCTCAATCTCTTGGATGCGTCGCTTGTAGTACCACGGCACGAAGGCGTTACGCAGGATCGATCGGCCTTGTGGGTTATTGGCCTTGATGCTGGTGCGGAATAGAAGGCACTTCTCCATAGGGAGGTAGACGGTGCCCTTCTTCGCTGCGTAGGGGTCTACTTGGTAGGCTCCCTTGATACCGCCATTGGGATCGAGATCCCAGCGTTGGATGGTGTCTTGGCCTCGGATGGGAAGTTTGCGCCAGCCGATTCTGTTGTCGTTGTAGCGGCTCCGTGTCTGCGGATCTGTGGTGAATCCACCGCGTCTCTTGTAGACGATTTCGTGGAGACTGAATCCGTACACGAGGTACGTCAGGATGGTAGAGAGGGTGTCCGCCCAAGACATACTCATGTCGTTCAGGCATTCGCTGACGAACTCCGCCATCTCGACTGCCTGCGGATTCTCGGGGTCTGCTGGGTCTACCGTCCAGTCGACGGAGCGGATGAGCATCTCGATGGACTGGAGCATCGAGCCGACGACCGGGTCGTTGTCCGCCATTTCACGCAGGTTGGCGTAACCTTGCTTGCCCTGCATCTGACGGAGGAAGTCATCACGAATCATTCCACCGTTCTGCTGGAGGCCACTAGAACCGATCTCCATGTAGTCGGTGCTGGCTGCCTTGGCCTTCGTCATCGGTTCCATCACGCCACAGCATACAGCAAGATGGCCCGAGGGGCCAGTCATTCGCAAGGTTTACCGGCAAGAGTACCCGAGAGGGGTTCTGTTGGTCAAGCCTTACGGGGCAGTCCTAGGAGATTCTCCACGGAGACGGGCCATCGAACGAAACCGGGGCAACGGCTGGAGGTCGACGGGCCCCGTCCACGAGCAGTTCCGTAAGGGCCCACACCAAAGCGTCCAGCCTGTCGGGGCTGGGGGACAGGTCTGGAACCCACGAGCAGAGTTGTTCCTCCAGTTCGGGCAAGAAGCCTTGATGGTGGACTCTGTGTTGCTCGTAGAGGGCGGAGATGGGTTCTGCTCTGGTGCGCTTGCCGCGTGAGGCGTGTACCAACTTGACGGGCGTATTCCGCTCGACGGCCTCGATGGTAGTGCGGATCATGTCGCCACCTTGGTTGGCTTCGGCGATAATCCTGTCGGCCTTGAACCTGTGGTATGCGGCTACGGCTGTCGTGGCCCAGTCTGTCGGGGAGCCACGCATGGAACAGTCCTCCAGTACGTACCCGTGTCCGTCAATCCCCAGACCGGCAACGATGATGCCGGTTTCGGCGGAGGTCTCAAGGTTGCTGACCGCAGGGTCAATCGCCACCACGATGCGCTTCATGCTGGGCATATCCGTTACACGGTTTGCTTCGAGAAGGTCTCTGTTCCAGAGTGCCCCCTCCGTGTCGTCAAGAACTTCGGCGTGGAGTTCCTGTCGGCCCAGTCGTGTGCCCTCGTAGCGTCGCAGCATTTCGTCCATGAAGGCTGGGGCGAGGTTCTTCTTGTTCTCGTAGGTGGAGCCACGGGTGGTTACAACGGAGCCATCCTGCACCTTGAGGAGTTTGCGGACTGTCCCAATGGGGCGAGGGGTAGTGGTAACGACTGCCCTTGGGTGCTTGCCGATACGGAGCCCGAGCATCAGTTGGTCCCATGCGTCTTGGTATCGCCATGCCGCAAGTTCGTCAGCCCATGCTAGGTCGTGGTTGGGGCCTCGTAGCCGGTCTGGTTCGGTCGCTGCGTAGGCCATGGCTACCGCACCGTTATGGAAGGTCACACGTCGCTTGGAGGGCTCGTAGCGTGGACGTTTGGCGTTAGGGAACACTTTCAGGAGGCCCGATTCTCCCTCGATCATCGTGTCACGGACGTCGGCTGCGGTAGCACCAACTAGGGCGATGTGTTTACTGGTACCCGATTCGACTTGTTCACGGATGAACTCTGCCCCGGTTCGTGTCTTGCCGAAGCCTCGCCCAGCGAGAATCATCCAGATTCTCCAGTCACCTTCGGGGGTGGCTTGCTTAGGGCGACGCCAAAGCCTCCAGTCGTGCAGGAGGACTTCTAGTTGTCCCGCTGGCAGCGAGGCGATGAAGGCTTGACGTTGCTCGAACTCAAGTGCTGCGAGTTTACGGGCCAGTCGTTCCGCTACGGAGCGTTCGTCGGGGGCAGTGTCGGTCATAGTGGGTCTTGGCCCGTCTTATGTCGCATCATCGAGGCCCGTGCCCGATGTGTTGACGACACAGGCGCGGTTCGAGGTCTTTCTTTTTTGCCTCGGCCTCACGGGCATTCCAGCCATGCAAGGCCCCAATGCTCCACGAAACGATTGCTACGACAACGAACAAGATGGCTTTCACAGTTCCTCCAGTGGCGTAAGGATGATCGGGGTGGTATCGCCTAGCCAAGCCCCTAGGTAGTTCCAAGCGACGTATTCCTCGGCGTCCGCATAACTCATGCCGTCCCGGTTCATCAGTATTTCGATCATCTTCGGGCCCGAATAAACGAGGACAGTCGTGTTGATTCGGTATCCGATTCCGAGGCATGCGTCCTCGAATCCGTTGTAAAGAATCGCCTCCACCATGTGGTCCATGAGGAGTTGTTCTATTTGCTGTCGGGTTGTCACTTGCTGCCTTCCTGTGTTTCGTCCAGTGCTACCTCTATGGCTTCTAGGATGCCGTCTCCGCTGTCGCTAGTCAAGGCTAAGGGCGTTAGGGGGTCATTGCTTTCCGCCAACGCCATAAGCCTCCGCATGAGCAGTTCGCCAACGTCGGTCTGCACTGGCCCTCCTGCTGGCCCACTAATCTCCAGACCCTTGGCAGCGTCGAGCCCGAACAGTTCGGCCCGTCTCTTCTCAATGGCAAGCACGTTCCTCACTTGGTCGAGGTCTCCCTCTAGGAACGCCCCTAGGCATCGGCGCAGGAGAATGTCCAGTCGCTCCGCCATCATCTGCCGTTGCTCGAATGCCGGCTCGATAACTGCCCTGTCTAGGGCTGCCTGTACTGCCCTCCAAGCACCGCTCTTGTCGGAGTAACCCAACTCCGCAGCAATGCGTTCGTACGAGGCCCCAAGGTTCCTCATCTCCAGTGCTTGCCGTTGTTTGTTGGCTACCTCTACGTCAAGTTTCCGCATCGTGTTGCCTCGTATGGGTTGATTGTCGGGTTGAGAGTTGAGGATAGCAGAGGTTTTGGGGGGTTTGGTGGCGACGCGGTGGGTATTGTGTTTTTCGTGGACGAAGTATTGGTTTCTCCGATGGGGCCTTGGGTGCTTCTGGGGGCATGTCGGGGTGCCGATACGGAACTGTTCTTCCCCGGTGTGGGTGGCAGTACTACGAAGGCATTGGAGTTCTGCCGTAGGTGTGTTGTGCGGGATGAGTGCCTAGCGTGGGCCTTGAACAACGGGCAGAGGTTTGGCGTGTGGGGCGGAAAGACAGAAAGCCAGCGTTCTCGGATGAGGAAGGTATGCGGTGATTGAACACGAGTATTGGTACAAGGGTTACATCGTCCGTACTGGCCCCAGCCTTGTGTTGGGTTGTGTGTTGGATTTGGGCTTCGGGAAGTGGATGCCGATGAGTCTTGGGCTGCTGGGTTGTCGACTCTTGGAGGACGAGACGGCTCGGGAGCGTACGACCTTCTACGTATCGGGCTGGGCTGATCGCTGCGAGCGTGAGATGCGTGTACGGGTGGTACGTACTGGCAAGGGTTACGAGGGAGAGTTCTGGCAGGCTGGTTCCGATCGTTCCTTGAACGAGGAACTGTTATCGGAGGGCCACGTCGAGCCTTCGGCGCAGGGTTAGTCGGATTCGATGGGCAGGAGGCCCGAGGGCTTCAACTTCTCGATCTTCTTGATCATCCCGTAGGGAATAGCGATTACGTTGTCGACGGTTGGGTCGTCGCCAATGATGACTGATTGGGCTAGGCAGATGTGTCCGGCCTTGACTGCCCCCATCAGGTGCCCGACTGTAGCGACAATGCACGGATCGGTGTCGAGGTCTTGATGGTAAGTCCATGTTTCGGTGACAGCGTGTGCGTCATGCCAAGTAACTCTTACCAGTTGCCCAGTCATGATGCGTGGTATTCCTTGCCTCGCCACATCGCCCAACCTTCGTGAATCGCTATTTGCTCGTAACAGAATCTTCCGCTAACGGGATCATAGGGCACGACAGCGAGCCCTTGCTGCCAGTCCTCGTGGCGGACTACTGGCCTCCCGTCCAAGTCGACGCCACCCTTGGTGCTGGGGACTGCCCCGTCGATTCTCGCCAGACAACCCGGCGACGCAGCGAGAACGGTACGGGGCCCATCGTGGTCTTCACGGGTG